CTACAGATGGCTGTTATTAACAGACATCTTTCAGGAATTCCTCGCAGAGGATTCCCATGAGGGTGCGACTAAATTAGCGCACCTGATATCAACCCGGAACCTTGCTCCGGGTGGAGAATCGGCCCAGAGAAAATCTCTGGCCGAATTTAAAAGGCTGACACAGTCAACCTTTATAACCGACCCAGCTATGCTGAGTCGGATCGATACCGCAGCCCAAAGGATTGCAGGTATATGCATTAAAGCCAAAGGCTCTAATGAATTAAGTGGAGGGCATTGCTCTCTCACTTCGTCTGGTGCATTAGATGTACCAGTAAGCAAAGGCGGCAAAGCCGCCGATGCCATGATCGACATACGAAGGTTCCTCAATGAGAAACCGACGGATGGCGAGACAATCGAGTACCCATGGGGCACTCGATACTACCCGCCTCTACGTTGTAGATGGCAGGCCTGGGGGGCTGCAATGCAGCCACCTGATACGCAATTTCTTGATATTATCGAGAAAGAAGCGTTTGGCGACCGCGAGATACTCGCGGGCGTTGGAGATCATACTGGTAGTATGATCTATACGACGGCATATGAAATGTACCGTCGACATCAGGAAAGTGGAAACCACATTCCTGTACGTCAAGCTTCAGTTCCTGAGCCTGGCGGAAAGGTCCGGATGATAACAACCGGACCCTGGTGGTTGACTGTATTACAGCAACCTTTAGCTCATAGTCTCAACGAGATTCTGAGTTTTCATCCATCCGCTTATAGCGTGATGTTACGCGCGGATCAGGCCTGGCAGGCCCTCCGTTTATTCTCTCGCTTAAAGCAAGAGAAGCTAAAGGACAGCGAAGCTGTCCTTTCAAGTGATCTCAAGAGCGCCACTGACGCAATTCCTCACGACGTGGGGAAGAGATTACTAAAAAGCTTCATAGAAGCTTTAGACCAAGGCCAATGGCTTTGGTTAATCGATATGATCGATAAACGCACGGTCTTCACAGAAGACTATGACGTATTTACTCTTCAAAGAGGAGTAATGATGGGAGAGCCTTTATCAAAGACTATCCTTATTCTTCTATCACTATGTGTGGAAGAAATTGCCTATTCTCGCAAAGCGAGACTAGCTTTAGGTAGAACGGGGCCAACGGCCTCTGCCTCATGGAGGTGCTACCATGTAGGAGGTGACGACCACATAGCGGTCGGACCTTTAGGTTATCTCAACGAGATAACTTCAATTCACAGGTCCTTAGGATCTGTGATTAGTCCTGAAAAACATCGTATTTCAAGGATCC